TGCGAGATCTGCGATATAGTCGTTCGCCTTGTCTCCTACACATCTCTTTCCCTTAAACTTAAAGGACAACTTCTTACCGGTCATAACCGCCTTAGACCAGCCCTCTGCATCCATTGCGAACCAGTTTTCGACCGTTCCGTCAATCGCCGGAGCAAAGTTCTCAAGGTCTTTTGGCGTTGCCATGTCTTGCGCCTTACTGTCCATACCCTTAAGGCCGAACTTAAACTGATTAGAATGCACCGGATATACTTTTCCTGCTGTTTCTCCCATAATCATTTCCTTTCATAAATCACATCAATCCAGATAACGAACTCATAGACTCCGTTATCGTCAGTTCCTACGTCCTGTGGTTCCGGTACTGCTAAGGATAGGTAGCGAACCACGGTATCCCCTATCTGAAATGCTTTGTCTTTCGACTGTAAAAATTGAAAAAGCTTTATGGCTGCGTCTTCCGTCTCCACAAAGCTCTTATTCCAATGGATTAACAAGGATATTGGAGAAATGCCGTAGCTTGTATGCTCTAAGCCCCCCAAGGCCTTAACAGGTATGCCACTGGACTTCCTGTGATAGATTCCAAGGGATTTCTCCTTTTTGTTATCCAACTTTCCGATGTAAACTTGCTTAAAAAGGTTGGTTTCCTTTAGTAGCTGTTGAATGTATTTTAGCGGCAGCACTAAACATCCCCCCTCTCCTTGTAAAACTTCATGAAGGCGTTCTTTGCAAAGTCTTCCTTCTCTCCGCCCTTCTCCCAGTCCTCGAACCATTGCCCTTTAGCGTTGGGGTTCTCGGATGTGTCGAAGTTGAATTCCGGATGATAGTAAAGCCTTCTTGCGTATGGTGTAGAGTGCACAATCCTAACCACGCCTCTATCCGCATCAGAATCGTCTACAAAGGCCGCTTCATTCTGCAAATTACCGGTTTTAAAGGGTACTACTTGGCTTTGTACTACATCGCTATGCACAGCCTCACCTGTCATTGCAAGGGCAGTTACTGCCGCCTTAGAAAGCTGTTGTATCCTCGGAAAGTTGATTTTTACCGTGCTTGTAGCCTTCATTACTTTACCTCCAGCCTGCAGTAGTTCACCGTACCATCTGGATTCCTTGCTTTCATGCCATGAACGATTTCTCTTTCCTCGGAAAAGACCATTACAATTCCTCCAGATAGGCTTGGGAAATTCTCTGCAATGTCTCCCGGGAAGTAAGCTGTTCCGGTACACTCCACAAGCTTCTTTTCTTCCGTGAAAACGGTTTTTACGCCGTCTTGGAAGTTACAAAGAAGGTTTAAATCAAGGGAGCGTTCCGGCTCTCCGTCTTCCGTTATTTCTTCGCTGGTTAAATGCACCTCGATAGGAACCTTACAAAGGCTTTTGGGAACTAAACAAGGATACTTCATACTTCCTCCTATATCGCCTTACAGCACAGCCCTGTTTGACAGAGCAAAGCGTAAAGGGAGCGACTGATGGTCACCCCCTTTTCAATCATTACCTTCTCACTGGAAGATAATTTCACGCTTGCTCCGTTAAGGCTATATTCGCTTAGCGGTGATTCTAAAAATTCCGCGTTATCGTGTTTGAAAAGGACGAGCTCTCCAACTACCTCTTCGATAATCTCTTTTTGAAAGTCAGTGAGATGCTCAAATCCTATTCCACGAATGCGGTTATAGCTTAAAGTATCAATATCCCTACTTGCCCTGTTTAAAAGCTCGTCTATCTCGTCTTCCGGAACTTTCGTACCGTACCTCTCAATAAACTTTGTTTTATCCAGGTAAGGAATCATCTTAGTTACCTCCGTCCTCTACAGCTACGGCTTCGGTTCCTTTATTCTTTCCCTTTCCTTGGGGCTGGGCTTTCTGCATCTCTACTTCGAGCTCTTCCAGCTTCTTCTGAAGCGCTGCATACTCAGCATATGGCACGGTTTTACCGTGAGACGCCTCTAAAAGCTCTCCGTCATCGCCGTAGATGTCGAATCCCTGTCCAAGGTAAAATCCCTTCTGAGATTCCTCAATTGTGTACTCTTTGTTTTCTTTTACTGCTTTCACAATTCACCTCCTTAGTGCTTAGTTACGTGCATTGCACAGCCTGCAACCTTTCTCTCAATCAAGAAGAGATCCCAGTAGTTTCGATTCTGATACAAATATCCGTCTGCGGTTCTGGAATCGGTTCCCGGAGTGAAAAGAGAAATGTAAGCGTACTTGTCTCTTGCTACTACGCAAGAAGGATGCACCAGAATGAAATTAATCTGATCTGCATCGGCAGCGGCTACACATCCGTCAGTGAAATTGTACTTGGTCTTCATGCGTCCGGAAGGAACCATCTTGATGGTTACATCATCCAAAGAATGCACATTTCTATTTACCGCATTAGCGCCGTTTACAGTGATTACTCTCTGGATACCATCCGCTTCCTTTAGCAGCTTGTTTACGGTCGACGTAACATAGAGGATTCTTCCATCTACAGGCACTCCTGCGTCATCCATCTTGGACATCTCCTCGTCAAAGACAGCTAGAATATTCTGCGCAGTAAGAACAGTAGTGCTGTCGATTCTGCCGTGGAAATTAGTAAGCTCTGTATGAAGCTTAGAGATGTTGTAGCAGTCCTTCTCAGGGATTGCCTGTTCGGTCTCGAAGGCGTTCTGGATATTCGCAACAGATAAAGCATGGTTTGTCTCATCGATATCCATCGGATCCACGAAGAACTCGATGTCTCTATCGTGGGCAAGCTTCTTCGGCTCCCAGTCGTTAGAGATAGTTCCGGCATTGAATCCTGCGGTTCTCGTGTGGTCCTTATAGCCGGACAAAGTAAGGCGAGGAAGCTTGATAGTCTGCGCATTAAGGAAAGTAATCTGCGGATTACTGTGCAGTAATGCATCAGAGCAAAGCTCCTTCTCATACTTCTGTGCCAAAAACTGTGTAAACTGTTCTGCGTACTGATATACTGCCATGTTTAAAATTCCTTTCTCCTATTTAGGATTAACTTAGTCCGAAGGCTTTCTTTAGCGCCTCCGATTCATTCTCATTTTTGCTATTGCCATTTGCACCTACGGCTTGGAACCCCGTAGCCTTGGTATTAGAAGCCTTAAGCTGTGGGATATCCTCAAGCACCTTAGTAATCGCCTTCTTAACATCCTCTTCCTTAAGCTCCTTTCCGTCTAAAGCAGTAAAATCTGCCATCTTTAGAACGTAGGGAATCGTTTTGGCGTCAAGCCCTAAGCTTACCGCTTGCATAGTGGCAAATTGCTCAAGCTTTGCTCTCTTAGCCTCTTCCTGTGCAGCAGTAAGACCGCTTTGAAGAGTAGCCAAGTCAGGCGTATTCTTCGCCTTTTCCTCTTTAAAAGTGTTAATCGCCTTTTCTACCTCTTCCTGCGTAAGGCCTTGCTGTTTGAAATAGCCTTTCATGGCTGATTCCTCTGCCGCCTTGGTTCTTCCCTCAATAATCTGCGCGAGCTTGTCATAATCAATCCCCGGCATACTCTGTCCGTTCTGATTCTGAGACATTCCCTGCTGATTATTAGGCTGCTGTGTTCCTTGTTGGGTTTCTTGACCCTGTGCATTGTTTTCCATATTCTCCTCCAGTTTTATGTGTGTCTCACAATATAGTTTCCCTGTTTTTCCAAGGTGTCTCCTCGTAGTTTTACGCCTTCGGGCAATATAAAAAGCACCGCCCTATGGACAGTGCTTTAAAGCGTGATATGATGAAAGAAAAAAGGAGAAAAAGCATGATAGACCCTACTTCTAAGAAAGTACTTCACTACCTATACAATCTTCCCGATTTTACTTTCGATGTAAATAAACAACTAAAATCCCCGGACTTTCTAAGCTGGGATTCCTTCTTATCCTGCCTTGAGTACCTTGAGCAGGAAGGCTACGTCCGTATCACCCGAATAGGCGAAAACCAAGCCTTTCTTTCGGCAGTCCTCACTCACAAAGGGCGACATTTTAGAGCCTTCAATTCCATAGCGCTTAAAAGATACTTACTGGACAAGTGGATTGATTTAATCGCTCTAATTATTTCAATAATTGCCCTCATTGGTGCCTATCGTAATGAAATCAGTGAGTTAATACACCTATTAATGCCAAGATAGACAGGATAAAGGCCAGCTTAGAGAACCAAGAAAAATCTCCCCAGCTGTCCCATAGCTTTTCTTTCTTCATAACTTCCTCCTATTTTACGATATGAATAACCTCTTTCAGCATTTCTCCGGCTTTCTTCATGAGGCTGTTCTCTTCCAGATACTCTAAACCTTTAAGTGTAATCTCCGGCCGTACAAGCTTGACCTTCGGATAGCTTACATCAAACGACTCCCATGCTTCCCCTCCGGTAATGTACCCTTCTTTCAGGAGCATGGCCATAAGCCTTGACCACATCGGAAGACTGATTCCCAGCGCCTCCGGAGAAAGCAGTTTTCTGGCCCATTCTTCCGAGTCCATAGCCTTATATAGGATAAATAGAATCCTGTAAATCTGTTTGAATTGCTCCATAGCTACTCCTTTTAAGGCAACAAAATACCACCGAAGACCGGTGGTAGATTAATTTTCTTTTATGATGCCCTTCTTTTTGAGCTCTTCAACTTCTTCCTTTGTTAAGGGGATCCCGACGATTTTTTCTTCTTCCCACGCTTTATACTTGTCGGCAAGAAGTTCTTTATACTCTTTTTTCGTCATGCTATCACCTCCAATTCAATCAAATTTCCCTGCCTTGATAATACTTTAAAAAGGGCGTCTTTGTCAATCAATAGCTCTCTCTGATCTGGGAAATGACTCAGCCCCTCTATGTAAGCTGCGCGGCTTCCACTTTTGACATATAGAACAAATTCAAATACTCCTTTTAGCGCCCCTCCTCTTCTTACAGATGAACTAACAAACTGTTTTATCCTAAAGTAACTCCCTGTGGGGCTGCCACTGCTTATATCAAAAGAATCTCTTCTGTAGGCTATAACATTGTGTGTAAGTTTAAACTCAGCTATTCCTTCTGATATTCTATCAGCATGCTCTTTCAAGCTCGGATTTTTATCTATCTCTCCATCTCTAAGCAGCGTATTCAGGCGCTCAAAAAATCGGTTAGGCTTCGCATCACCCGGATTAAAGCTGTACTTCCTTATCGACTGCTTTTGAGCCTCTGATAAGCCTTCAATCCATGCTTCCGCATCCTTCCTGAGCAACTCCACAACCCTTTCGGGAGAAGTCGCATTGAACGACGCAACATATCGTTTATAGTCTGCATATTCTTCTAATGACATGTTACCGGTCTTGTAAAACATATGTTTCTTTAGCAGTCTCGCTCTTAAATCGTACTGCTTCTTATTCTCCGGATCCAGTGAATACTCTGAAAGTCTTTCATACTTCTCTACTTGGTACTCAATCCGCTTTTCCTTTTGCTCTCGGTTATAGTCTTCTGCTACCTCCTCAAGCTCTTCTTTAGTCCACTTCTCCTCTCCGGCATGAAGTTCCGGGAAGTAAGTAGTGTGGCTGTCTTTGCAGTTCGTCACGGATGGTAAAGACCCGCGCCTATCGCACTGGATAGAAGCGGATAATCACCATCATTTTTACCTCCTCCTGACCAAACATCGTCTATAAAGACTTTTCCAACAAAGGGAGCGCACTTCGGGCAAGGATTGCCTCTCTTTGCCAGTATTACCGTAGTAATGCCCCACTTCCTTCTCTTCTCCCCTTCTCCGCTAAGATAGGCTCTCTTATTTGCAGTCCTTACCGCCATTCTTGCGTAGTTTGGAAGTGTGTGTCTGGCACCGTTCTTATACTCTACGCAATTAAGGCCGCTACTTAGCATACTTTTAGTTGCCATGTCTACCGCTTGCTCGTAAGTACCGGCTCCGCTATTTGCATAAACCTGTGCATTAAAAATGGCCTTACGATACTGATCGTCGGCCATACGGAGTATTGCTGTTTCTGCTTTAAGCATATCAGCCTTAGTAGCTTTGATTAACGCTTCCAGCTTTTCCTTGTTAAGTTTAAAGAATCTTCCGGTTAAGGGATTCATGGTCTGCCTAAGCTTTGCGCCCTTCTTGGCCGCACGAAGTATCTTCCTTTCCTCGTGCATTCCACCTGCAGCATAGGACTTCCGGATAGCTTCTTCTATCTTGTCATTGATAGCTAAGAATCTTCCGGAATACTTTTCTTTATTGCGCTGCCGATAGGCTCTTAGGCTTTTAAGCTGTTCGGCCTGCCACATGGTCCACTCTTTCTCTTCCCTGATTTCCTCAATGCGATGCCGCCCCATGTTTCGAATCATGGAAGCAATGAGTTCTTCCTCAATTCTGTCAAGGGCTTCTCCGATGTCATACGCCATTCTGATGCACCTTAAAGCCTTGCAAGCGGTAAGTCCTGATTAACTCTTTCAGCTTGCTCTTACTCTTGCAGTCGTCCTTTCTAAGCTCTGCCATGCCGTCTTTTTCCAAAGCATACACACCGAAGGGCACTTGCTCAGACGCCAGCTTAAGCATCCGCCTGTATTCCTCCCGGCTCATTTTGTAGCTGTGGTTTAATATTTGGACTACCATCTATTCCCTCCTCTACTGAAAAGTCTGGCTCTTCTACGCTGGAAATGCCTTGCTCCTCTTTTAGCCTTGCAACTTCTTTCTCTTTTTCACTGCTATCCATAGTGTCTCCATACAGCTCATCTACACACCTCTCAATGCTCATGATTCCGCTCTGTCTAGCTTGAGCGATTGTTTGCACTGCGGCTTCAAAAGAGGGATTCGCATATTCTCCGAAGGGGATATCGACCTTTACTTCTTCAATGCTCTCTCCTCGAAGGACTTTCTCCGCATTGATGCACTGCTGAATAAGCTTCGGTATCTGCTCTTGAATAGCCTTTACGATGCTTGCTCGGGTGTATAGCGTGGTCTTCTCCTTCTCCCGCTGTGCCTCTGCATTGTCCAGTTTCTTCGTGTCAATCCCCAAAGTAGAAGGGCTGATAATTCCTTGCAGGCAAAGGTCTAAGGCAGTGATGTAGGAAGCCATGTAACTGTCATGAGGGATATTTGGCTGCGTTACAGTGATCGCATTCTTAGCACCCTCAGAGATGTCGTCCGCTCCGGCAATGAATCGGTTGTCAAAAGCATTGGGCTTTAAAAGCATTCCGTTATTCGGGTCTCTTGGGATAAAGCTTTCAGGAACATAGGTCTTAGACCGCCCTGCCCTCAAAGCGTCCATCCACTGACTCCATGCTTCGTCTAAGGCATCGAAGGAATCCAGCTTTCCGTCATAGATGGAAGAACCTCTTCCTTCATACTTTGCATTCTCGTAAATCTTGAATGGTACGGCCATCATCAGGCTTTCGTCAAAGGTCCAGTCCTGCACGTCCTCCGGCAAAGGATATTCCTGCTCGTTCCTGTACAGCTTATGCCGGATATAGCCTCTACCGTAGTGCGCATGAAGGACGCCGCCTTCATCCCAAGGAATCTTAAATATAACCT